AGCAAAACGATACTCACTGTAATAAGGGCTTTCCCATGCGTGACAAGGGTTAACCGTCCTATTAAAATGAGCTGCACCCTGAAAAGGTGCATTTCTGCCTAAACGAGTGTTGAGGCGTTGAGCTTTTCCTTGTGCAGAAGAAGCATTTGCTGTTGTGGTGACAAAAACATTACCAGGAGCACCTGCAGATTGTCTACATGCATATGACGAAGTTTCGCCATTAATAGTACTAGCATCAATCATAGTTCTAATACTACCCCTCCACCCAGAAAAAGCACTGGTGATGTAATTAAGGTGAGTCATGTTAGCATATACATAATACCCGTCAGTCAAAGGATCGGAAATGGCAGAAGGTACAAGAGTATATCCAGGATACGGTGGCATCATATTTCTAGTATATGTAAACAAAGAATGGCTACCACTAGCAGCTTGATAAGGCAAAATTTCACTGAGATCATATCTCTTCAATATTTGTCGAAAACTAGTTATCTTCTCACCAAAATGTACCAAATTAGTATTATCCGTAAAAGGAATTTTGGCAGCATAAGTATTCAACACTGGGGGATCTGTAGGCATACTATCAGTAATTTGTATCTCATCAGATTGTGGCTCAATTATAAGCTCATCAATAAGTTCAATGTCCTCACCCATAAGCTCAATGTCTTCGAGACCAACAGGAGATGGAACAGAAGCAGAACTCTGCAATCTCAAACTATTCATAACACGAGAATCAGGAACAGCAACCTCAAAATCATCTAACATAGAAATGAAAACATTAATAGAAATGTCATTATTAATAGTGGTATCTGGAACAGCCAATTCATTAACAACATAAACTGAAAGTGTACCATTACCATATGAAAAAGGTGACAACGGAAGCGTGGACATGAAATTACCTGGTGAAAGTAAACCAACATCAATGTGCTTGCGATAAGAAGTGTTCTGACCCCAACCTACATCAATTGTAAAATCTCTTTCATGAGCTATATCTACAATAGTGGTATATGCTACATTATAGTCTGCCTGAGTTTCAGCTCTAGTCGGATCATATACAACTTTCAATCTACCCTTGTGAAAATTACTACAAACTATTTGAAATCTAAATCTCATTGAACCACGCCAATAAGTAAATGGCACAGTTGCAAAACAACAAGCAGGCATTTTCAACTCATTAAAACCCGCATTACTAATGGAAGAATGTAAACAAGGATCAACCACAAAATTGTATAACATTGTCTCCTCAGGTAAATTCAAAAGCCACTCAAAAGTGGTAATATAAGATTCCCTAGAAGCTATATGCTTAATAACGAGTTCGTCAGTATCAAATAATCCAACTGTACGGGGATCAATAGTAAGCTCTTGCTTACAATCGATACTTAACTTAGTACATTCGTCGGGCAAATTGACACATGCAAGCGAACTACGTGCAACAGGTAAATACAAACTAGTATCAAAATTAGTTGGAGAGCAATATCCAAAGGCTTTAGCTATAGCACCAATGGCACCAGCCGCAACCTCAGTTGCTCGCGCATACGGAGATATAGTGGGTATAACAGAAAGTGATCTTGCCACGCGAGCTATTGCAGTAGCAATAGTGCTAATTGGTCTCGATCCATATTCATCTGCCTGAGGCAAAATACTTACAGGATTAACGTGAGTTGGGGTAGAAAACTTGACGTTCTCAGCCCATGCAAAAACAGATATAGTAAGAGAATCTGCTGCTCCATTGGCATGTTTCAAAGTCTGCAATGCAAAAACGTCAATCTCTCCCATCAAATCCCATTGAGCTATAGTTATATCCAACAAATTAAATGGAAGGAAAAAAGGGAGTAATAACTCACCTCCTATAGACTCAGTGGGGTTGATATAAATATGTGGGCGCTGGGAAGCCTGAACAACATCTGACATCACATACGTAGTATTTACTGTCATTGTGTCTGTAGTATGCAAAGGGCGATAACTACAGATAGCCCTGCCATAGTGAAAGGGCGTGCCATTAATCAAAAACTTAACATGCAATGTAGCGTGTAAAAGCTTATAATTTGCTATCCTATTAACAACTTTGGGACTATTAAAGAAAGATGACCAGGGATTGATTGTTCTAAACAAACCTGCATTGACATTCCAATTTATGTTGGCAATTCTAACAGGTCGGGCAAAAAAGTTATCCAATGTGGTATCATTCATCAATGGCGCCATTCTCAACTCATCAATTTCAGTACGCATATGCTCAGTATGACCTGGCGCTCCGTCAATAAATGTAACGTTCTCTTGAGAATTCAAAGTGGGAGCAACTTCCTCCGAATACATCGGAGAGCGCTCATCACTCTGTGGCTCTATTATATTTAGCCAAAATCTCTCAACAAGAAAAATGACCAAAGAAACAAACACGCCCTTAAAAAGACGTGCATTCGCAGTATCCACTGCTAAAGATTTACTAATCTCTGAAACTGTATTGAGGTTATTGACTTCGTGCACCTCTCGCACCTTGTTATTCAATGGATATTTTTCGACCTTTTGAATTACCTTTCCCACAGGTCGCTTGGGAAGGTACGTTTCGGTACTCTCGTCAGAGTGAGGTTCATATTTATTTTTCCATGCAAGTACTCTATCCTCAAAAGGTACCATGCATTCAAGTTCGGGCAATGTATGAGCAACAAAAACTTGTTGAATCTTTTCCAGTCTATCATTGTAAACATCCTTGCCATGATTAAACCATTCTGTTAACGCACACTCAGTGACATTACAAATTAGTTCTTTGGCTGTGACATTATTAGATTTCACATTGGAATGTAAACTCTTAAAAATCGAAGCTTCTTCAAGTGCGCCAACCATACAATCAATTTCAGGAATATAATTATTCTTCCTTTTAAGAAAACTGACTTTGATTAGACGTTCAAAATTTGGCTGATCCCCTATGCTTTTATCTGCTGGGGTAACAACAACATTAATTTTGCTCAAATATTGCCTAATACTATTGTAATTGAACTGCTTAAAATTCTCCTCTACTGTACTAAGACAATCGTCTCCGTACGTAGCTAAAGAAACAGCAGATCTAAAATCCTCCGCTTCATGATATGTATCATAAAAAGCACACCTCATGTACATACTGTTGACAAAACTATTAGTATTAACTGTCAAATTATGCCCAGACGCTGTATTGTTATATGTTTGAATCAAAGTTCCATTATAATCCAATAAAGCGTGGGTTAAATCTACAATACTCATTCTCATTCTGTTTAATACATCATCAGGATACCCACCAAGCGTGCACAATTCAATGCAGCACACTAAATGGGCCCTGGTAAGTTGAGAATGTTGGGAATATTCATACTGCTTATAGTCTAAAGCAATACATTCCTCGTCAGAATATTTTGTAACATGTTTGTATAAAGAATCCCATTGCCTACTAGAAGCATTGAGACCTACGGCACATTCTGTTTCAATAGGGTGCAAACACATAAACCTAATTACAGGTAAATAATACATCCTAATAATAAGTCCAAAAGCAATCGGACTAGCTTGAAAACAGCGTACCTTGTCTTTCACAAGGGGTATTGGCTCATCTTTAAGAGAAGAACTAAATACTGGGTATGCTCTCTCTCCCACATCCCATTGGTCGAAAATCCTATTGACCTCGATCAATATACTTTCGTCAGGAACACGATCAATAAGACGTTCTCCATCAAGAATATCAGTAAACCATACAGATTTCTTTCCAAAAACTGGAAATCCCATACTTGTGTTCATGGGCATAGCATCAATAAATCTCATGCCATCAATACCCATTATGGACTCCTTAATTGTCAAAGGTCTGAAAAAGTCCCTCTTAGAATACTCTATTACAAGTTTTCTCAACGGGGCAATCCAATCCTGCCTACACTGCTCTACCAAATTTGGACAAAGCATTTTAGGGGGATGTGACAAAGGATCAACGAATTTGTTATATACCGCCCAATTAGGAACCATGGAAGGTGGTCCCCACGAATTGGGTACGCCAAACATCTCTTCTACCTCATCAGAAATAGTGGATTGTTTGACTCTACTAACTTGGCTAGCCCGTAAACGCGTAGCACCTAATAGTTCTATATACGCACTTGAATCTAATTCAAGTAGCTTCTTGGCTTTAAAATGAACTTCGTTGGAATCCAAAACAATTTTATCATATTGTCTGTAAGGTAAATCACAAGCATGTGC